CACAATCATTCGTAGCGTTGCCGTTGCCTCTGGTGTCGGTGATATGAGTATCGGGGTAATCAACTCCTGTACATCTACGCCAATGACGGACAAGACATCGGTCAGAAATTCCTCAACGTCAGCGACGGTTCGGCGATAAGCGCAAACACGGGATTTCAAGTTTCTGACGGGAGCGATGTGAGAACTAAACTTTGCGGCAAGAACCTAGCAAAAATAAACTTTGCGATTCAGTGCCGTTGGCGGTCAGAGTTTATATATATTGACATTGTTGTATCTGGATTGCCTTCCGGTCAAAAAATGAATGTGAACGGCTCTGCCTACTTTCAATACCGTGCATACGCGCAAGACCGGGATGACCTGGATGAAGATTTCACGACGGCAATTACGTTCAACACGTCGGTAAGCAACGGGACGACAAGACTTGGCTCATGGTCTTATAACAAATATAGACAGAGCTTTATGGGGTGGATTCCCTACGAAAGGCACAATGACGGGAAGTATTACTTCATTTCCAATGCTACGTTTTCGTTTGGCTCTCGAACGTTTAGCACTGCACGTACAGACTGGAGAAACAGTAATAAAGGCAACAATATGGATTGCTCCGGTTCCTTCTGATTCGTCTATAGCAACAAGCCCCTCGACTAAGGGGCGCCGTTTTTCTGGGACTAGATTCCAACCTTGTCAGCGGACATTTTCATGTCCTGAAAATGAGAAGCAGGTATTGTGCTTGTGATATCAGCATTGATATTCGTAATGATGTCACTCGGAAGATTGCCGGCCTGAGCGAGATAACTATTAAAAAAATGCATGAAAGCCATGATTCTTAGAGAATCCTCTAGCGCTAGCCCATTTAGCAAAGAATCCTGAAATATCTGTTCTTTTAATGCGTGTGCAAAAAGCATCTGCCCAGCTGCTTTTGTGCCAAGCCTTTTTGATAGGTTGATAACTTCAACTCGGTCCTGTCTATTTGAATGAAGAGACTGTAGAGCCCGTCTTCTGGTCTTGTTAACCATCATCTGAGAAGCTTTGTCTCCAACGTTTTCCAAATGGGAAGTGATATTGTCAATCTCTTTTTCGATGCTAACTTGCCGTTTTGCGTTGCCAAAACTGAACAAGAAAACAAAAAGGACAACGGCCGCTCCTATTACTACAAGTATTTCCATTTCTCCATCTCCCGAATTTCAACGCGCATATTTTACCTATTGTCAGCGAGATGTCATGGTTCTTACCCGTGGTTAGTTAGGGTTTCCCGATAGAGCGGCTCATTAGAAATCTTGCAACATTTTCTCTCCTGTCAAAATATGTCATATTGCGCAATTACTTAGGCACAATCCACATTTTCTCTTTGAAAAATAAGGACTAGTATTTTCCCTGAAACATAACGGAATTTATCTATTAACTTCTCCTATTTTCAGGAGAGAAAGGAAAATGCAAACATACAGATGTCCGCGATGTAACAAGAGACTATTCGATGCTGAAGATCTGAAAACAGCGATAACAATAGTGTGCACTCGATGTAAAACGACTGTAACCTTCAACTACCTCCCATCGGGAAAACCCGAACGGGAATCCCCAATCCAGGCCTCTGAGCCTTCAAAAAAGCCAACCGAGCTTCACTAAAAACCTCTGAGTTTTTCTTCTTTTTTTAGGAGAAAATCATTGCTGAATTTGCCTCTAAAGGTGTGGCTGGGTCCGCCCTGGGCCTCGGAATCGCAGGTCTTTCTGTAGCCCTCTTAAATAACGGTGGTCTCGGAGGAGGCCTTGGTGGAATCCTTGGCGGTGGAAACACGAACGCTTACATCGATTCCCTCAATAGCAAAATTGCTGAATTGAACGCTGAAAAGTATTCCGATAAGGTCGGAATCGAGGTGTTCAAGGCCGCACGCGAATCGGACGCGAAAACTAACGCTCGCTTCGAGGAAATCGCTCGGACGATTGCTGATATGCGCGTTCGTGAAGCGCAGACGGCAGGGAAAATCGATCTCGTTGCTGCGACTGCCAATCAGGGCATTGCTGCGAACTCTGCGGCAATTACTTGCTTGCAGAACACCGTGTCGAGCATCACGAAAGTCGTGGTCCCGAACAGTGCTTGCTGCCCCGGCTGGGGCGGAGTTGAAGTGACTCCGGTCACGAAGACTACAACGGGCGCCGGCAGTTAATGTAAGGAGAGGGCATCATGAAACTGCGAACGAACAAGATTCCGGAAATTGTCTCTGAGTTCCTACTTACCAGGGTGGTGGCTAAAGCACCGACTTCCGCTGCGCAATTCGGTTTTGGATTCCTCGTGCCGTATGTGTCGCGGAGCGCCAAGAGCATGGCAGAAAGTCCCCTTCTCAAAAGTCTTGGTGTTGTAGATGCTGAAGGCTCAATTGACCTTGATACAGCACGTAACTCGGCGATTGAAGCGCTTGGGAAGGCCGGAGGCAAGGTGACAATGTACGGCGTTACGTTTGATAGCACGGACATCGATGCCCTTTTTGAAATGGCAAGAAAATACTCTGACTCTTAACGGGAGACTCTAAAAATGGATATGAAGGACTTACGTAAGTTGCGCAAAGAGCAGACAGAGGAAGCGCTGCTTGATCGCATCGATGAAATCCTTGACGAGGACAACATCAGCTCTGTTGATGTTGAAGAAATCAAGGATTGTTGGAAGGCAATTTGGTACGCGCACCAGTGCTGTAAAGAAACTGCGTAACAGAGACATTTGGAAAGGGAACCACACGGCCCGAGGACAGGACATTCCTTGGGCCATTTTTATGGGTGTGCGCATATCGAGTGACTCGTTGGCCAAAATCCTTGCAAGTTACAAAACGAGGGGTTTTGCCATGCTTTCTGAGATTTTGACGGAGTTAATACCGTCCTATTTTGAGCGGTTTGTGCTCGCAATAGGCGGCGTGCTTGGCTGGATGTGGGGCATGGCTTTTGGGGACGTGCATCTTGCTATGGCATGGTTTCTGACAATCATGGCGAGCGACTACGTCTCAGGCGTCTACCGTGCGCTGAGGATGGGCGAATACAGCAGTAAGAAAGGCGTTAACGGAATCATCAAAAAGTTTCTTATTTTGTGGCTGTGCGCGCTGGCGCATGGCTTGGACGTCATCATCGGACTGACGATTATTCAGTCCGCTTTCATCGGGGCCTTTGGGCTCAATGAAATGCTCAGCATCATCGAAAACCTCGGGCGAGTTCACCCGGGGTTAATACCAGAGCAGATTCAAAACTTTCTCGCCGAGTTAAAAACGCGAGGATTCGCTCGCAGATACTAAGTCAGGAGACATAAATGGCCACTTATAACCCTTTTTCTTCATATAACCCGTCCGCAATTGCGATTGACTTCATCCGCAACGAGGAAGGTTGCAAACTCAAAGCCTATTTGTGTCCTGCGGGTAAGTGGACAATCGGTTACGGGCACACGGCTGGTGTGACCGAGGGCATGAGCATTTCGCAAGCCCACGCCGAAGACCTGCTGAAGTCTGACGTAATCGACGTGGCGCAGAGAATGTCTTCGTACATCAAAGCGCCCGTGACCAAATGGCAGTACATCGCTTTGGTAAGCCTGTCGTTCAACGTCGGCGACTTGAGACGCAAAGCGCCGAAACTCCTGCACTATTTGAATGCCGGTCAGGAAGACAAGTGCGCTCACGAGTTTCTTGATATCTGCCACGGGCCTGACAAGAAAGTTATTCCAGGGCTTAAAACTCGCAGAGAGAAAGAGGCGAAACTTTTCTTGAGGACTGAAGCATGAGCGCTTTCAATACCGTCTGCGTTTGGGTTTTTATTTACGGAACAGGCATGATTCTCGCCGTGCTTTTTTACGAAATTCTTAAAAAGATAGCGCCTCGCGCAATCGCTTTTGCGCTCATGTTTGCCTACTGTTTCTCAATAGGGTGGGTGTTTTGCGGAACGTTTAAAGCATTGGGGGTTTTATGATTGCTTTTATCAAAACCGCCTTGGCATTTCTGACCACTTATAAAAAGTACGCAGGGATACTCCTGATCATCGCCGCATGCGCTTTGTGTGCTTGGCTTGGGAGTTCGTACCAAAAGGCCAAATGCGACGCCCAAATCGCCGATTTCAAGGCGCAAATCGCTATTCAAACCGAAGAACAAAGGAAGAACTATGAACGACGATTATCTGAAGCGACTAGCAAACTGGTTCTGGAAAGCCGTCGGGCTGATGTTGCTCGTACTGAGCGTGATAATTTGCTTAACCGGTTGCGCGTCGCAAGTGCCCGTGCCGACGGAGCGTCAGCAGATTCCGACCGCTCTTACCGAGCCGAGTACGCCCAGTGCCGAAAGTTTCTCGGCGAAGGCGCAGAATTACTTAGCGAGGCTGACGACTTGGCTCGAAGAATCGCAAGAGAAAAAGACGCACTAGCCGAGGTGGTAAAGTGACGGAAATATCTCAAATCTAATCCTGTAGAATTTTACAGAATTAAGGGTTAAGCCCTTGATTTTATTGAGATTCGATTTGCTTACAATCTGTAAGCAATTGATTTCGACAACTCAAGATGTCGTATGTGCATTTTTTGCACATATCCTGCAAGTAAAAAGAAAGCCGGGGTATGCTCACCCGGCTTTGCTTTCAGTTTCTCAAACTGCAGCACACGTATCGCACTACGGCGCTTTTCCACGGGCGGGGGGAGACTAGGCACATCTGATAGTAAGTACCGAGCCAATCGCGTCCAAATTTCGAACCCTTTGAAGTCAGGGCGTATGCGATACTTTTCCTTACTAATCCTTTGTGAACGATTTGAAAGCTATAGGAATTTCATCCTCGACGAAATAACACAGAAGAAGAGATTCGTCTTCAAACGTGAGCATTCTGCAATAGTTAATGACTTCCCCCGGTAGTTTTTTATGTTGCACATATAAGTTTTCACATGCCTTTGAATCCATGACTTCATAGAGTTTTCTGAGATATTCAATGTAGAAATCTCTATCAAAGTCTTTTCCGGCCATGGCTTTTTCGGCCAATTCCTTTGCTATTGTTTTCATATAATTAGTCTCCGTCCTCTTCTTGCTTCACCAGAGCGCAGCATACCGAAAATCCGCTGCGCTTTTGTCTGCCTGATTGTGTCATTCCATAGGCGTCATCTCCACAGATTTAAAAAGGGCAATCTTCCTCCGGTGCAGGACTTGTTTTACGCACGTTAGTTGAGCGCACGATTGCAGTCTTCTTGTCTAAAAACTGCATGTTCTCGCCGATGATTTCAGTAACGTAACGATCAATGCCGTCCTTGTCTTTGTACTTGCGAGTGCGCAGCCTGCCTTCGATGTAAACCATCGAACCCTTTTTGAGATACTGCCCGGCTAACTCGGCCATCTTCCCAAAGAGGCTGATACGATGCCATTCGGTTTCTTCCTGCATACCACCTTGCGTATCTTTGTACTTCCGAGAAGTCGCAGCGCTCAGGTTGCAGATTGCCGTTCCGTTCTGCGTCTGGCGCACTTCCGGGTCTTTGCCCAGAGAACAAACCAAAATAACCTTATTGATGCTTGCCATTTTCTACTCCATTGCCTTTTTCTTTTCAATTGATTCCGCCGACATGAGCAAAGCCTCGGCAAGCTCTCGCGCGTCGAGTGGTTCTAAAGATTGTGCCCAATCCATTTCATCCGGAGCATCGCTTATGAACCATTTTGTCATCCAAACTTTTCCGCCGAGTTCAACAATATTTATGACTTCGCCCGATTCTTTTAAATGAATATTCACCGCTTCGCTCATTTCTTCTGCTCCTCCCATTCTTTAATCAAGTCTTCAATTTCTGCGTCATCCATCGCTTCGAGGTCTTTCAAAGCGACACCGTGACTAAAACAGTAATCGACGAATTCATTGGCCTCTGGGTAAATGCGAACCGGGAATCGCTTGCTTAGTTCTTGCAGTCTTTCATCGGGTTCTATTAGTTCAATGTTTTCGACTTTCCCGAGTTCGAATTCGATTTCTAATATCGAACCGTCATCAAAATCAAAATCAAATTCCGACCAGCCGATGTGGTTCTTGACTAACAGCGACTGTCGAACCATTTCGCCGAAAAGTTGTGTGTGATACTCATAGTCATCCGGCTTTTTGTCGAAGAGTTCCGCGTATTTGCGCGCAAGGCTTTTACTCATTTCTTTACCTCCGCATTCCACGGACAATCGAAAGAGCGCGCCGCCATCTGCCAAAGCATGTAGTAGATCGGTACTTCTCGCGTATAGTTGCGAGCCGGTCGTAAAAATTTCATTCGGAAATATTCCCCGCTCGGCTCGAACGCGATAACGCCAACGCGCTTTTCTTCCATGTCAGAGTTGAGAACCTCGGCAATACGCTTGGCCGTCTCTGTGTCCGCGCCGAAGTAAAATTTATTGCAATGTGGCAGATAGCCTCGCCACTTACGGTCGTTCGCAAAATCAGACCAGCACGATTTCGTTTCGACAATCACAACATCATGCTTTTTGTTTACTGCGACAAAGTCGGCTCGCTGTTTTGTCCAAAAGCGATTTTTAGCCGTTTCAAGATACGGCAGACCGATCTCGCGACTAACGGCGAAATTCTTCTGCGAGTAATACATAGCTAACGTCCACTCATAAGCAAGAATTCTTTCACGCTTGTCGCTCATCTCATTTTCTCCGGGAAAAAGGCGCGAAGGTAAGTCAACGCTTGACAAAAATTGTCTGAATCGACTGCTTTAATACCGATTTGGAAACCCTCGCGCTCGATGCACAAACTAAGTTCTGAACCGTAAAGCACTTCATGTCCATTACGTTGCCCCATGTCATCTTCGGGGTGCCCAATAAGTTCTTCAATTTTTCTTACGTCTTCTCGTGCTGTCATTCTGAGTTCCGAATATCAGTCATTGTTTTTGTCCGCCAGAAGGAAAAATCTCAGCCTCGTTTTGATAGTCGCAATCGTCGTCCACTTCGCCACAGAAGTTCAAGATGAAACACCTGACACTCCCTCTCTTTTCAACTCGCATTCTTCTTTTCCTCCTTCAACTTGACCGAGTTTGTTTTGAACATCTTTAACTTTTCTACTAACTCGCTTGTGTCGATTTCTGGGTCAATCGCGTTGAGAAATTCCTCTACACACTTCTTCATAGTGGCGTAGTTTTTATGCCGCCTCAACGTATCGCATATACATATTTCCGAACACCTCCGCTTCATCAATCGAGAGCGTTAGGTGGTACTCAATCACATCGCGATTTACGAACTCAACCTGCACCTCATCGGCGCTGTACTCGAAGATGGCACGAGTCTTAATCTTTTCCATCGTTGTTTCTCCCTATCCTTGCGCTTTCTTTGCGTGTGTTGCGATAGCGATTGCGAGCTTGAGTGACTCCTCTGGAGAGAGGTCCATTTGCATCGTGACTAGATCTTTTCTGACATTGATCTTTACCCGACCGCCCTCGTGAGAAACTTCGATTCTCGATTTTGGCCTTGCCAAAGCGCACACTTCTTCAACAATGTCATCTACAAGCCACATTCGCTTTACCTTCGTGTCCAACGTTGTTGCGAGCAATGCGTTCGCGTTCTTTCATCCAGTCAGTGATTCTCTTTTTCGAGAAAACCCATCCCATGGGCGTCCTGAAAGCGCGAGGGAAGTTCGCCTTGGCTTGCCAACGGTAGATTGTGCGCTGGCAAACGTTCCACTCTGATAAGAGTTGCTTCCAAGTGATGTAATCGTCGAGATTCATATTCGTCTCCTTGATTGGCGACTAAGGGGAGGGGGCCCGGAGTCCACCCTGAAGAGGCCACCTCCCGCTCAGTCAAGTCACGCGAGCAAGTCCTCGTCTGTGATTTCTTTCTTGACCTCGCCGGTAGCGGGGTCGGCTTTGATTGGGGCGTCATCGTCTTCTTCCGGCAACATTTCGATGGAGATGCCCTTTTCCGTGGCAATTCCGTCGATTACGTCAGCAGCGGTAATCGCTTCTCCCCGGTCGGTCTTCTCGTCGACCTCGACAGCTCGGTGAGCTTCGATGCTGACCGGAAGAAGCTTGAATAGACGACGAATTACCGTCTTCTTTGCCATCTCATCCCAGTGGCTAACCCACGGTCCTCGCGTTCCGGCTTTGGACTGCGACCTCACGGCCTCAATTTCTGCCCGGTTCATAACCTCGAACTGCACACCTCCTCCTTGCAATTGGGCCACTGCATAGACGTAAGTAACAGGGCCACGGTCTGCTGTGGAGCACGGGATGTGGTGTATGTCAGGATGCAGGCCGAGCTCGTAATGGAAGTCGTCTTTCTCATGAACGCAGTAGGCGTGCAGACTGACAATCTGTCCGGACCGGCGGGCTAGGTCGATCATCCCGCGATAGCCTATGATGAGCTGCGCATTCGGCCGTCCGTCCTTAGCCTTGCCGTTCCCGAAGGGGAGCAGATAGCAGTGACCAAGGGCGGAGCCAGGCTCAAGTCCGAGCTGGGCGCACTGCAAAACAGAACCGTAAAAAGAGGCAGGGGAGCAATTAAGAAGCTCTGGCGTCTTCCGGCATTCGCTCATGATGATTCGCGTTAAGCGCTCCACCGTGAGAGTCTTCGGAAGGGCGAGGGCCATCTGCTTTTGGAAGCCTTTGGACGTGACAATGTCTAGGAGAGAACCCTCTTTGGTTGCCTTGACTGCGACTGCTTTTTTTGCCGCGGTAGGATTCACTTTCTCAAGCAATGCATCTGTCGTACTCATAATTCAAATATTCCTTATAAATCAATAATTAATACACGCGAAGAACTCGGCTCGGAGCGGTTTGAGCAACGTACTTAATCCACAATTCCGGGTCGTCAGCCTTGAGTTTTTTGCCGTCGAATGTTGTGCGAGATTGCGCCTTGAAGGTAACGGCTTTCTTGCCGTCGAGGAGCAGTCCTTCGTTCTCGCCGATGAATCCGGCAATCTGCGTAGCGACAGCATCCATTTGCTTCTTGATTGTCTCGGCTTGACCTTTGAGGTTCCGATACTCTCCAATGGCAACAGCCGCTGCTGCCGATGCCTCTACCATGGGACCGACCTCACGGCGGTAGAGGTGGCGGATGTCATCGATATCCATCGGCTCCGGAGCGACGCCGGCTTTGACGTAGTCGAACCAGAAAACCCGGCACTTTTCGACAATTGCCGTGATTGCTTCTTCGTTCCGGTCGATTCTGTACATCCGGAAATCATTACCGCCGATGAGGACGGCCACATAGCAGACCGGGACACCAGTGAGTCGCATGTACCACTGGACTTGCGTTTCGTAGTAGAGCGGAATCCGGTGCTCGGTGACAACCTTCCCGGCCTTGATTTCGTCTTCTTGGGAATCGCCCCAGAGAGCTGCAGAGAAAGCCGATGCCGTCTTACACTCAAGAATGGCATCCGTTGTGATAAACGGCTTTCCTGCTTGAGGATCCTTTACAGCCCGGACGTTTCCGGAGATGTCAGGATTGACGATTGCGCGGTCGATATTGGCACGCATCCAATCGTCTTCACCATCAGCGAACGTGTAGTTGACACGCTGCACTTTCATTCCAGTGCGCTCTTGAAATTCCTTGGCGACGATGTCTTCAAGAATCGTGCCGAAGTGCATAGAGTCTGATGTCTGCTGCGGTTCAGACTCTCCGCGCTTGTCCTGCCAAAGTTCGACCGGCGTGCGCCACGGGCTTAGACCAAGAGCAGCCGCAACATCGCTTCCGCCCATTCCCTTCTTGCGGCCTTCGAGCCAGTCGGCTCGGCTTAAATACGGTATGATTTTCATTTTCAGATTCCTTTTATTGGTGGGGGCTTGGCCGTGTCGGTAAGTGGCTGTCTGTCAAAACGGCCTCGCCCTCGTAACCTGTTAATCTCCATTAAGTTCGTCGATTCGTCTACCCATTTCGGCGGCGAAGTTCGCGTACTCGTTTTTGATGTCTTGCTTAGTTGTCTCGCTATTTTCTTTGTCGTTCTCTCCGAGACGGCCCGCAATACGCAGGGTGTACTCGTAACAGAGAGCTGCTTTACTTAACTGCGCCCCGACATGCGAGACGGAATCAATGAGCATTCCATCATCCCCAATCCGACCAAGCTCTCTTTTAAACTCTTGAACGAGCTTGAAACAGTCGCTGCAGTAGTAATTCATAGTTACATCCCCAAGAAAGCCGGCGCCCAGAGAAAGGCGACCATGGCGATTGCAAAAACGATGAGTGGAACCGTGTCCTCTAAGAACTCGCCGAGCCACGTCGGAGGAGTCTTGGCAGGGTGAAGACCCGCGATAGGGGCTTTGATTCGGAGCATTGTGGACTCCTACATCTCTGCGACACGTGCCGCAAACCATGCGCTTGCGTACTCGGGCTTTGCTGCGGTCATAGACCGCATGGTATCTAAGACGATTTGGTGCGGTCCGTCAGCCGGTCTCCTCGCATCAATCTTGGCGCGAAGTGCTGCGAGGTCTTCGCTCGTCTTGCACTTACTGCCAGAGACGCAGATATCGCGGTAATCGCGGCAGGCCGCTTTGACTTCGGGCGGGGTTTTGACTGTTCTTCTCATTTTGGACTCCTTGCGCGTTGTTGCGCTGTTGTGTTCCTTTCATTGCGCAATATATCACAAAATGAGGAAATGAAACAGAAACGAAACGAAAATGTTTGATGAATGTCAAAAAAAGTCCGAGTAGTTACACTCGGACTGATTCGTTGAAAGCGCAGATGCCTTTATTTCTTAAAGAAAACCATCCAGGCTTCTACGCGCGCGACAACGGCAGAGACTTCTGCCGGTTCTTCATTGAGTCGTGGGTTTATTGGTGTAATGAACATCTTGCCTTTGGCTATTTCGAGAATGCCAAATGTGTAAATATGCTTCTCTTCAATTAGTCCAACAGCAAATTCTTGCGATGGAGAAGGGCAGTGAGGATCTTTCTCTACTGATAGATAGACAATGCTGCCTCGCGGGGCTGTCGGCGCTAACTCGTCCGTAGGCATCACCAGCGACAGGTATCCGAAAGAGTCCGGGTCGTCTTTAAGCAACTCCTGAGCGTGGGCGTATTTGCTTGAAAGCAGGGAAAAATTAAAAAGATCTTCCGGCTCAATCTGAACATCTTCTTTTCGAGCTCGGCGGATATTTGGGTCGTCTTTCTTTGCTGGGACTGATGTGCCGGCGTCAGGAATCTTCAGCAGCGTGTCTAGAGCGTCCTTGAAACGATTTTCGTCTTCGGATAGCCGGACATTTTCTAGAGTATAGGCATCAATACCAATCTTTGACGATACAAGCATCACAGAGGCTCGTCTCGGTTTTGTTTCAGGTTTTATGAGTCGCAAAACGGTCGATGCTGGCACGCCGAATTTGCGACCTATCTCATTGAGAGACAGGCCAGATGCCTCTCTCAGTCTATTCATGTTCTCAGAAAAAGTAGACATATTTTCATATCGTTTGTAGTAGCAATGCCAAAAACCTAGGCCGATTTTATCGCATCTTCATTCTAACCCCATTCTTTTTTCATTTCATTATTCCTGTTTCGCTTGCATTTCGTATCCGTTTCGATATAGAATTGATATGGTAAAGGAGGTAGGAATGCTCAAATACATTTCCGCTCAGAAGATGGTCAGAGATTTCCGGAAGGTCCAATGGTCGTACCAGCGAATCGGGCGATTCAGTGGGCTTCCGGCCTCGACACTAATTCGCATTGCGTCAGGCAAATCGATTCCTCGTGAGTCAACAGAGGAAAAGATTCGCATTGCCTACAAAAAAATTTTTGAAAGCAACTAGGAGAGCGTATGAACGGTACGGATTTCTTCTTTTCTGTCGGTCGGGGCGGCTCTGCCGTCTTCTACCGTTCAGCGGTAACCGCCCCGCAGACGGAAGGGAGTAAAAACTAATGGCTCGATACAGAAAAATCGACCCCCGCATTTGGAACGATGCGAAATTCTCGTCGCTTTCGTCAGAGGCAAAGCTTCTTTTCATGTACTTACTGACAACACCGGCAATGACAATGATCGGTGCTATTCCGATGCGCGCATCAGCCGTAGCGGAAGAACTCGGGCTTGATGCGAAACGGTATGCCATACGGTATAGGGAACTGTCTGACGTGGGTATCGTAGAGTATGACGAGCGTGGTCTTTTTTGGGTAAAAAACTTCCTAAAGTACAACCCGCCGGACAATCCAAAAGTAGTCCTCTCGTGGCGCAATTCAATAGACCTTTTGCCAGAATGCCCGCTGCTTTCAAAAGTCTTGGAGTCTGCAAAAACCCATTGTTTTCAACGTGGTGAAGGGTATACGGAAGCATTCAGGAAATGTATGCCAGACGGTATGACATACGGTATGGCAAACGGTATCGCATACCCTATGGCATATCAGGAGCAGGAACAGGAGCAGGAACAGGAATATATTAATGATGCTACGCATCATTCGTCCTTTTCTCCCGAAAACGACGCTCAGCGAAGCTCAGTTGAGAAAATTTCTCAACCTCAAAAAGCGCTTCAGATCCCTTACGAAAAAATCGTCGAACTCTACAACGAGATGTGCACACCCGGATGTGTGGCGTGTTTGAAGCTCACCCCCAGCAGAAAGCAGTCGATACGTCTTCGTGCTACCGAGCTAGCGAAGTTTTGGCAGGCGGAAAACCAGGACGAAATCATAGAGTGCTTCAGGCGAATCTTCGAGCGTGTTAAGGACTCCGACTTTCTCATGGGGAGAACTCAACGCTCCGGCGACCATTCGACCTTTCGTGTCGACCTGTCTTGGATTCTCAAGTCCGAGAACCTCACAAAAATTCTTGAGGAGAAATACGCATGATTCACGACAGAAGAGCCATAGAGCAAACCGATACAAAGGTTGAGCCCAGGTGTTGCAAGGCAGACGGTTGTACGTGTCCGCCATGCGTCGACGGCTTGTGCGAGTGGCATGACGAAGCTCAGAACGTCTCTGCTTGGCCAAAGATTACACGGATTATGCAGACGCACGAGTTCAAGTACCTGGCGTGGTACTGGCAAGAACTTAGCAAGTGGATCAGTCTGGAAATGATTGACTACAAAACCGATGAGGGCAAAGTCAAGTGGATTGCCACTGCCGACATGATTGACCTCTTCCGAAAGCGCCTGCACGACTTCGGCATCGATCCAGAGCAGACAATGCGTCAGACAGATGAGCATGGTCCGGAGCGCCTGCGTCACTACGCCCTTCGGATGCGGTCTCTGGTTATGAACAAAGTCATGACCGATACAGGGGCAAAGATGTCTCGATCTGTCAGTCCGCAATTTGCAGCACAACACGGGGGATTTCGACCGATCTCTTCGTGGATTGAAGAGCCTGACTTTGAGGAGGTGTAGGTATGAGTCAAGCCGTCATCGACGCAATTCAGAGCTTCGCGATTCTGTGCATCGCGTTCGCTTGCATCTGCAACTCTTTATGCATTTTTAATCCAAATGATTACGAAGACTCCAGGATCGTGCGTTTCGTGCTCCGGATAAAAGCCCATTTCCAGCGCAGTTCAAGCACCGGCTTTGGCCAGTCTTCTGAGACAGGAAAACAGGCGAAGGAAAAGGATTTGTCGTGCTCGCCGGAAGATGTCTCGAAAACGTCCGATAGCCAGCCTACCGCGCAGGATTTTTAACAACAAAGGAGAAATGTAATGACTGATGTTCGAATCGTATTGATGGAAGTTCAAAAGGAGTACGCGGAACTCGCACTCAAAACCGAAAAACTCCGGCAGTTCCTCGTTGCGTACGACGGAGCGGTAAAGGCTACAAAGCGCTCGGCTAAGTCGCTTTCCAAGGACGGCTGGCGCTTTAACGGCGTGACACTGTCGCATCGCTGCATCCTCGTCCAGCAGTACGGAGCAATGAAGATGTACAAAGAGTCCCTAGAGGCTCGTCTTTTGTCCATGTCCAAAGAAATCAATGCCCGTGCCAAGAAAAAGGCCAAGAAATGACCACGAAAGAGATGCTCGAACGGGCCAAAGAAGCCTTCCGACAGGGACAAGCCGACGTTAAGCGCCGCGTTCTTCTTGTGGAAGGCATTCGTCCGTACGCGAAAAACAAGGACCTCGCAATGGCGTACCGGCAGGGCTACGCCAAGACTGTGAAAGAAATCGCAGACGAAGCGCGGCAAGAAAAGCGAAAAGGGGGCAGATATGAATTTAAAGGGGAAAAGGCATGAGAGACACGGTGGATTGGCAGCAGACAGATTGGCGCGTTGAGCGCATGGCTCGGCAGTACGGACTCGATCATCAGCTCAGAAAATTGCAGGAGGAACTCGCTGAACTCTCAGAGGCAATCGCCGTGCATCTGAGATCGCCGACACCGGTTAGTCGCAAAGAAATCATCGGAGAGGCGGCGGACGTGCACTTTCTTTTACGACAAATCGGGTTTCTTCTCAACGTGGATAGTGCAGGTATCGACGAAATTGTTGACTACAAGTATCGTCGACAACTGATGAGGGAGGGGCTGTACGAATGACGCAAATCATCCCTATGGCGCTGGTCCTTTCTTGGCCTCCGGCGCAGCTCACGCCAAACTCGCGCTGCCACTGGGCGCAGAAGGCTCGAGTCGCCAAGAGGGCCAGGGGTGAGGCATACGTCCTCGCTCGTGCCTACTTATCCGAAAACCACATCATATTTAATCCGAAGGCTGTTGAAAAAATCTCAATCGAGTACACCTTCACGCCTCCGGACCGCCGCGCTCGGGATGATGACAATCTCATTGCGGCAATGAAGCCGTACCGTGACGGAATTGCCCAGGCATTGGGCGTGGACGACAACTGCTTTCGCACTCAAGAGGCTGCGTTCGCATCGGTCCCCAGGCGACCTGCCTTTGTGTGTGCCCATATTCGCATAGAGGTCCGTGATGATTGATGCGATTGATCATGGCCTTTTGCCATTGGAGGCGCAGCTGGTTCTCAAAAAGGCGCACAGAGAAGCGTCGGACTTTCCTGGAGACTTCGTTCGAGCAGTCGTTATCGAGAGAGCGATAGAGAGGGTAAAGCGTGACTTCCCGCAGTTTTTTCGACAGAAAGGTGATTGCAGTCTCAGACTCCGGACACGCAATCGGTGAGGATCATCCACTTGCGCGCTACACGGACGCCGACGTAAAGGCCGTGCTCATGCTACGGGAGGCAGGTTTTTCTCTCCGTGCTATCGCGGCAAAAATGGATATGCCGGTAAGAACAGTGCGCGGTTACATCTCGCAACGCACACGACACTGCTCCGTGGCCGACTTCCGAGTGAGGAAAACGAAATGACAGAGAAGAAACCGAAGCTCACAATCAAGCAAAAAAAATTCGTGAAGGCCGTTGCCTCGGGAACGTCTGCAACAGAGGCCGCAATCAAGGCCGGATACTCAAAAAGGTCCGCAAAAGTCACGGCGTCTCGCACGCTAACGAGGGCTAACGTCCAGGCGGCTCTTGAGAAAGAGATTGATTCTGCAGCAAAAAAGGCTGGAGTTTCTCCAGAGTGGGTTTACAAAAGCCTGAAGCACCTTCACGACTTCAATTCTCAGATCATCACAAAAGATGACGGCAACAACGAGATGATCAATGCGATGGTTTCTCTCGACGCAACGAAGTCCATCGGCAAATTCCTCCGCATGGGCGAGAAGGTCGATGACACGAAAGATGAAACTCTCAAGATTCTGGCCGAGACACTCCGGGAGAAGTTGAGCAATGAGTAAGAAGGGTGTTGCCACGGCAGCTACTTTCAGGGCCGTCACACGAGGACGCGCTAAAGCAGGATTTAATCTGGACACGCCTTCAGGCATACAGGATGCGCTGACTACGCTCGCGGTGAAGTGCTCAAAAGACCCGCTGCGCTTCGTGCAGCTTGCTTTCCCGTGGGGCAAGGGCACGCTCGAAAAGTATTCTGGACCGGACAAGTGGCAGACAGAAATACTCACGGCGATGCGAGACAGGCTTCGGTCAGGTCATGAGCGTGAGGAGGTTTATCAAGACGCAACAGCCGCAGGGCATGGTGCCGGCAAGAGCGGTCTGGTTGCCTGGCTCGTCCTTTGGGCCTTGTGCACCTATCCGGATACACGCGGCGTTGTGACGGCCAACACAGAAACTCAGCTGCGCACAAAAACTTTTGCCGAAGTGGCCAAGTGGTACAACGTGTGCCTGTTCAAAGATTGGTTCACCTGCTCGGCAATGAGCATTTACTCAAAGCAGCCAGGGCATGATAAGACGTGGCGCATTGATGCGATTCCGTGGTCCGAGACGAATCCAGAGGCGTTTGCCGGCTTACACAATGCAGGCGCCAGGACGCTCGTGATTTTTGATGAAGCATCTGCTATTTCGAACGTCATTTGGGAAGTCACGGAAGGCGCGTTGACCGACAAGGACACAGAGAAGTTTTGGCTTTGCTTCGGCAACCCAACACGCAATACCGGGCGATTCTTTGACTGCTTCAACCGTTTTCGGCATCGCTGGGTGCATCGGCACATTGATACGCGAAACGCCGTGATGTCTGACAAGACTCAGATTCAGAAGTGGATTGACGATTACGGCGAGGACAGCGATTTTGTGAAGGTCCGCGTGCGTGGCGTATTTCCGTCCTCTTCGAACATGCAATTCATCAGCCGAGACGTTGTGGACACAGCAGCACAGCGCGAATCAGAACCTCAGTCAATTATTGACACGGTTTGCATTCTCGGCGTGGACGTGGCCAGGTTCGGTGACGATAGGTCCGTCATTTTCTGTCGGGTAGGAATGGATGCGCGTTCATGGAAACACAGAGAGTATCGAGGATTGGACGGCTGGCAACTCGGAGCGAAGGTCGCAGAGTTTTACAACGATCTCGTGAGCGCCGGAGCAAGGCGCGTTGTTATTAACATCGATGCAGGAGGCGTTGGCTCAAGCCCGCTGGATTGGCTGCGCAAAAACGGCTACGAAGTCAACGGAATCAACTTTGGTGAGTCCCCGTCGCGCAAGGACCTATATGCCAACAAGCGTGCCGAAATGTGGGCTCGTGGTCGTGAGTGGCTCAGGGCAGGCGGGCAGATTGAAGATTCCGACGACTTGATTACGGACCTGACAGGCGTGGAATTCGGTTATACGCCCAAGAACCTTCTTCTTCTTGAAAAGAAAGAAGACATGAAAAAGCGCGGGCTATCTTCGCCTGATTTGGCCGATGCATTGATGCTCACCCTCGCAATTCCGATGAATGAGTATCTCGCAGACATCCAGCCGGTCACGCCGTATCGAAACAATCGCCGTGCCGAAACGCGAGATCCGTATGCGTAGGGTGTGCGCATATCAGCCGGTTCGCACTTGACAATTCGACTTATGTTGGGGAGGACATTCGGTGTTTTTCAAACAAATGACGTGCGCTCAGATGCTGGCAAACCCTCTTTACGAGGGGCTTTGGCATGAATACCGTGACGAAGCGGCGTACACAGCCGAGACTGCGGAGCCTGATTTTGCGCACTATCAAGCCCTTGAGGACACAGGGCGATTCGATATCACAGGCGTCTTTGATGACGATGGCTCGCTCATCGGATTCTTCACGTTGATTCTGAGCATGTTGCCCCATTTCAAGGCACAGCTACTTGCCTCAACCGAGACGCTTTATCTCTCCAAACACTCTCGCAAGGGCTCTGCCGGTGTGCGGGTTATCAAACAAATGCAACAGCGTGCCAAAGAGCTCGGGGCAACGACTCTCCTTATCGGAACTCGCTCTGGAACTCGTGGCGAAAAGCTTTGTGAGGCCATGGGCTTTGAGCGACAGAACGTCGTGTGGGCGGTGAGACTATGAGCGAACAGGTTGCCGTTTACAAGAACTCGGACTTGATTCCGCCTTGCACGCAGGGCGAGTTGGCCAAGATGCGCGAATTTAACGAGATTTTGCGTGGATGCCCGCAGGAAGAAGTCCCGACCGACCATTTCATTCATGCCGGGTGCTACGCCAGAACGTGCGTTGTGAAGGCCGGCGTTCTGATGGGAGCAGTTGAGATTGTCGTGCCGACGGTTCTCATCGTTTCCGGACATTGCGAAATTTACAACGGCGGTAAGAAGGCAGTCGTCAATGGGTATGTGGTTCTGCGTGGTGCATCTCACAGACAAGTCGCAGTCAAAGCCTATACGGACACGTACATGACGATGATCTACGCAACCGACAAGACAAATCCTGACGATTGTGAATTCGAATTTACAAACCAAACAGACGAACTCATTACAAGGAGAAAACAATGAGTGGAGGAGCAACAGCAGCTGCCTGGTTAGGCGTTGGTATTGCGGCAGCCGGAGCTGCGGTTTCGGCGTATCAGAACGATCGCAAGATGCATCAGCAAAAGATTGCAAATCAGAAAGCGGAGGCTCGCGCCAAGGAAACAGCAGAGCGCTCAGCACAGGAAACTCGTCGCCAAAACGGGCGCGAGGCGGATATTTCGTCGTTGCTCGAACAGAACAGCAACCAGGGCCTTTCGGGAGGTTCTACTCTGCTTAACGGAGCCCAGGGTGTGGATAAGTCCAAGCTGAGTTTAGGCGGCGGTTCGACTTTGGGCTAAATCGTTTCAATTTTTGGGATTTCTCATCATGGAAGGGAAGGATTTACGAGACCACATCTTGCGCCGCTGGGGAGCGCTCAAGACTGAGCGGGAACCCTTCGTGGAGCAGTGGTCGGAGATTTCACGACACATCACTCCGGCAAGCGGACGGTTCTTCCCACAGACCCAGAAGAACAACGCACGCGATCGCTGGAACAAGATTTACGACAATGCGGCAACGTATGCGTCGAGCATCCTATCTTCTGGCTTACAGTCTGGCATGAATGACCCGGCTACGCAGTGGTTTGACCTCACGACAGGCTCGCCTGAACTCGATGAGTCGCACGGCGTGAAGGTTTACCTCGACCGGGTGCGACGCATCCTTGAGATGGCTTTCGAGCGCACGAACACGTATCAGTCGTTGCATCACGGTTGGCGAGAGGTCGGAGTCTATGGCGTATGCGCCATGCTCGTGATTGAAGACCAAGTGAACGGCTTTCACTGCTATCCGCTTGTTTGCGGCGAGTATTGCCTCGGCACCGATGCGCAGAACCGCCCGAACACGCTATATCGTCGATTTAGCATGACGGCTGAGCAGTTGCTCATGCAATACGGGCGCTCTAAGGTTTCACGTGCCGCGGTTGAGGCATACGACAACGGACAACGCGATAAGAACTACAAGTGCATTCACGCCATTGAGCCGCGTGAGATTCGTGACCGTACCAAGAAAGACAATCGAAACATGCCGTATCGGTCCGTTGTCCTTCAGATTGATACGGACGAGGGCAAGGACGGCATTCTTGAGGAATCAGGCTACAACGAATTCCCGGCGGTTGTCGGTCGCTGGGGCGCGAATGCTTCGGATGTGTACTCTGAAGAGTGCCCCGGCATTGTTGCCATTGGCGACACGAAACAGCTCCAGCACGAAAACCTGCAGAAGGGCAACGCGATTGATTACGCCGTGGACCCGCCTTTGATTCTCCCCACTTCGGCACAGCATCGGGCGCTTGATTTCCTTCCTGGCGGACGGAACTTTATCGACATGCCGACGGCGAACAACGTTGTGCAGTCAGCGTGGAATGTGCGTCCTGACGTGCAAGCTTTAATGGCTGATATGCAGGAAATTAAGCAGCGAATCTTCCAGGCATTCTACGTTGACATGTTCCTGATGATCAGTCAGGCGAACAAGCATCAGATGACAGCCGAGGAGGTCGCGCGTCGCAACGAAGAAAAGTTAATGCTTTTAGGGCCTGTTCTGTCCAGATTCAACAACGAAGTGCTGAAATGCCTGATTGAGCGTGCGTTCAACATCCTCTCCCGCGCCGGTCAGATGCCTCCGCCTCCGCAAGAATTGGCAGGACAGACCCTCCAGGTCCGATACATGTCCATGTTAAGCCGAGCACAACATTCGCTACGTGCGAACAGTCTGGACCAATTTCTACAGCGCATCGGGCAGATTGCGCAGTTTAAGCCCGAGGTGCTTTCTAAGCTCGACCCGTTTGAGGCGGTTGACGAATACGCGGACTACTACAGTGTCGCGCCGTCAATCATTGTGCCGACGGACCAAGCCAAGGCAGAGATTGAGAAGCAGCAACAGGCGCAGCAACAGCAGGCCATGGCACAACAGCAGGCGCAGGCTGCGGACAATCTATCCAAGCTCGGACGTGTGCCGGCTGACGATTCGAACATGGCGGGTGCATTAGTGAAGGGGATGGCTCAACAGGCAGGAGTGGCGTAAATATGGCAGGTGACAGCACTTTGACTCCGGCGGGCGCGGGGTACATTAGCCTTGCGTCCACAGCGGTTTCGGGACTCGTTTCGGCTTTCGGCTCCATTGGGGCAACTCGCTATTCAAATGCGATTGCTCAGAGTCAAGCGAACATCGCTCGCTTGAATGCCCAGATGATGGAACAGCAAGCCCAGGCTGTGTTTCGGTCCGCCGAAAAGGACATTGTCCGGAAAACCATGGCCGCAGGTCAGGTCAAGGGCAAACAGCGTGCGACTTTGGCCGCGAACGGCATTGCCGTCGGCACGGGTTCGGCAGCCGAAATTCAAGCATCTACTGACCTCATTAAAGAAATGGACACAATCACGATGCGCCAGAACGCGACGCGCCAGGCGTGGGGCTATCGCATGAAAGCAGCTGGATACGAGGGCGAGGCTTACATGGCGCAGGCCAACAAGCAAAGTGTTTGGGGAAATTTCGGCGCAAGTGTTCTGGGAGCCGCTTCGCAGGTTGCCAATCAGTATCTGGGCTACACAGCCCTGGGCGTCTTCGGTGACGGTACGCAGAAAGCCGCGCCGATTGAATACAAAAATGTGAAACTCAATGGGGTTTTAGGCGGAGGTAAGTAAATGCCGATTGTTCCGATGTTTCAGGGCGGTGTAGCAACCGAACGCGACAATGCACAAACCGGAATGGGTTCTTCGGAAATCCGCATCCCCCGTCCTACCTACGACTACGAAAAGAACTATCAAGAGGCAATCAAGCCGATTGTTGAGTTTGGTAAAACCGCAAGCAAGGCAGCTGAAATCATCGCGAATCGCAACGTGAAGGCAGAGGCGGACGAAGCCGAACTCAAGTATTTGGATATTGAGCGCCGAATTCTTTACGGTCAGGGTGGTGATGAGCAGAGCCCCGCCGGTGGCTCAGATGACGACGGAATCTACAAAGACGTTCCGAACAATGCCGTGCCGATGCCAGACAACTCAGCACAGGTCGACGCTCAAGAAACAAACGACGATGGCATCTACAGGCAGATTCCGAATGGGTTCTTTGCAACCCAGGGCAAAAACTCTGTCGATACATTCAACGGTTCAATTGAAGTCCTAAAGAAAGAATCGCAAAAGCTTCTTGATGGCCTGTCTCCCTGGGCGCGTGAGTCTCTGCAGTCACGAATCAATGATCGTTTGGCCTCAGCTCAAACTCGTATGCTTCAGTGGCGAAACAATCAAGAACAGGCATGGCACCTTTCTTCGTCCGAGGCGCGCATTCAAGGGCTTATCCGAAGCGCGGCCGACAATCCGACAAGCCGTGACTATTTGGCCAAGACTAAGGCAAGCATCGATGCGGAAGTGGATTACATCGCATCTTTGCGTGGATACGATGCCAAGCAGACTTCTGCACTTAAATCACAGTATCACGACCTTGCGGAAGCGAGTCGCTACACAACATGGGCACAGGACAACCCTGTCGGAGCCTTGTCCGACTTCCAAACGAATCAGAAAAGCATCTCGCCTGAGATTCGCTCCAAACTAAGCAGCGAGCTTTTTAGAACTGCCGCCCCACAGCTTGGGCTTGCGCTCTCGGATAAGTACGGCGATTCAATTCTGGACAAGAAAGACTTTATCCGGGAAATGACCAAGCCCGGCGCTCGGACAGGAATTCCTGTTGTTGACGGGCTTACCACTGTTCAGCGCATTTCTCTTTGGCAATCGGCTCATGCCTATGCGTCCCAGAAGAGAACATCGGCCCAGAACGAGCTCGGTGTTGCAACCAAGGATGCCCTCTCTGAGATTGCGACCTATGGGTATTTGAAAAATGGCGGTCCGTCTAAGGAGCAGTTTGTTGCCGCCTATGGCGAGGCCAAGGGCACCGAACTCTTTGAAAGCTACGAACGCAGTGCAGAGACGACCAAGGCCGTGCACGACTACGCAGGAATGGCGGATGAGGAAATTGCATCAGACGTCGCAAGTGCTAAGCCTGTACCCGGAGCAAGTGACTTTGCAGAACGAAAGAAACTCTACGATGCGCGTGTAACCGCCTACTCACAGCTTTCTAAGAAGCGACGCGAGGACCCAGTTGCCTTTGCAGTGATGGGCGGCCAGTACGGCTACGAACCGCTTGACTTCGGTAACACAGGCAAGCTCGTTTCTCAGCTGCAGAACCGTGTTGAGAAAGCCAACGAGGTCAGTAAGGCCTGGGGCGCGAATCAGCGCTTGTTCTCCAAAACGGAACTTGACGGCCTTGTGAAGGTTTTGGATTCATCGACAATTGACCAGCGGGTCGGATTGCTCACGACGATTGCCGAAGCTATCGGTAGTGATGGACTGCGTATTGTCTCAGACCAAATGACAAAAAGCAGCGAGGTTTACGCCATCGCAATGGCCGGGATGGATATGACTCCTGGGGAGATTGCTCCGGGCGAAATGTATCTGCGCGGGTTAGATGCGATTGACACAGGCCGAGTGAAGATTGACACGGCCAAAGTCGAAGGCACAGATGCATCTATTGCGAACACAATTGGCGACGAGCCAGAAGACGGCATTAAGGGCGTATTTGATTCTCCGGACGCAGCCGAAATGACGCGCAAGATGGCCAAGGGTGTTTGGGCTTACCAGAGTCTTGCCGGGGTATCGCATGACCCCGCAGCTGCTGTTAAGACAGCCCTCGGCGGCGAGGTCTTTTCCTACAACCATCGCAAGATTGTGCTCCCTCGGGGCGTCGAGGGCTCAACTACCTTTGGCGATGATTTCGGCACGCTGTTGAATAAAAAGGCTTATCAGATTCGCACCAAGGGCACGAACTATCAGTGGATGGGGAAACCACTCACACGTGATCAAATGGCCGACGCTTTGCATGATTTCGATTTGAAGACAGAGAAGATTAATCCTGACGGCTCGGTTCTTTACAGCGTCCAATCTTCGGGCATTCCTGTCTATACGGACAAGGGCAATCTTTTCACATTTACCCTCAGTGCGCCTTCCAAAGAAAAAAAGTAATCATTTTTAGGGGATAGTCTATGTTTCTTGAGCAGGTTTTTAATCCGATTGAAAACCGACCGACTCTCTCAAAAGAAGAAATTGATGCCTCTTTTGACAATTTCTACGGAAAGGGCGAACGTCCGCTGACTTTGCCGGATGATATGTCCGGGCAATACAACACGCAGCTTACTCCGGATGAAGAATCTGCCTATCAGGCGTGGGCAAAAGGACAGGGGCGAGAAAAGGACGTTTTTAATTACGACCTGCGCGGCGCTTGGAAAGAACTCCAATCGGGAACGATGAGCGAAGACGAACGCGGGCATTTAGGTGATAAGTACAAAAAGCCGAATCACCCGACGTTTAGCACCGAGTCGATTTACAACGGCAAAGACGGCTATCAGGGCGGAATTTGGAGCAGAAACGGAAACGTTGATGTCTATACGCCTCAGCACAAATTGACGCCGGAGCAGGCCAAACGCTTAAAGCTTTATTTCGCGCAGAATGAAGAAGGCGTGGCTCTTAACCTGAAAGACAAGGTTTACGACAATCCAACAATTCAATTGGCCCCGAAGTCCGTCGGTGCATTCGACGGGCTTGCGAAGGGAATTCTGTATCCGATTCCTAACGCCTTGGTCCGGATGGGTTCTGGTGCTCTCATGGTGGCGTCAAAAGCGATGCCGTGGGTGCGTGATGACTTCTTAAAGCAGATGGAGCAGGCATCTCTCGATTTGGACAAGTGGAATCGTGCGAATTTTGGCGCGAATCCGGAAACTATGGGCAAGGCAACGCAGGTTATTCATGGCCTCGTAGGGATGCTTGCCGAATTGGGAGTGCTCACGACCGGAGTAGGTGGAGCGGCAGGCCTCGCGATTAAAGGAGTCGGCGCAGCAGAGAAACTTCGCAAGACGTCCATTGCCGTCGGCTCAGCCTTGTTCGGTACTGATATAGGCATTTCGGAACGAAATCGCCTTGTGGCAGAAGGGGTGGATGAGGATACGGCATTTAAAGCAGGCGCTGTTTCTGGCCTTCTCAACACAATTGGCGCAGCAATTCCTCCGTTCTTAGGCAGCAGCCGTACTTGGTCAGCCATGTACGGTGCCGGCAGTAACGTAGCCCTGAACTATGCCGAGCTCTCAACCATTTCCTACGTTCTGGATCATCAGGATTACACGGAGCTTGCCAAGCAGTATGAGCTGAACATGGTCGATATGCTTGTCTCAGCCGGCGTGGGCGCATTTATGGGAACCGTCTTTTGGCGTAATCCGGTTGATGTTAAGTACGACCGTGCGCACCAACGTGTTTATGAGCGCTACAAGTCAGACTTGGAAGCCGGTGGAAAATTCTCTCAAGAAGAGATTGAATCACAAGCGAAACTCAACGCGGCCGCTGCAGTTTCGTATGCTCGAATGGCCCATATCGCACCGGACCAAGTTGATGATATGGCTACGAAACTCGTCTGGACTGATGACAGAAAGGCGTTCGCGGTGCCAGAAGAATATGCCATGCCGATTACGCAGGGCAGTGAGTGGCATATGGGGCCGTCTCCGAAGCGAAATGCAGAAGAGCAGATACCTGTCTTGAAAATTACAGAAGCTCCGCTTGGAAGAAAAGATGCGATTGCTTATACGACGGCCATTCTAAAGGACGGCGTGAAAAACAAAGACAGCGGATTTGTTCTCACTGCCTCCCGCAGCGATATGAAGAAGGCTGCCGGAAAAAAGAACGGATGGAAAGAGCGTGTATTCAGTTTGGTGGCTAACAAAATAGACGCAATCGCAGAAAACGCTGTCTTAGTTGAAAATCATGCAGAGGTTCTTCACAAAAATCCGAAGGTTCAAGGGGTTCACATTTTCGCCCTTCCAGTTGAAATGGACGGAGGATTGTGGCGGATTCAATTACTTGTAAAGGATGTTATTGAACCGCGAAACGAACGGACGACAATCCATACCATTGACGGCATCGAAATCTATAAAATGGAAAACCCGCCCGTTGGGATAACCCAATCGGAGGGCGGGGTTTCTTACGTCGAGGGGATTGCGGCCGCGGACAACCGACAAGTCCGCAATGTCACCGAGAATGGCCCCAACGACCGTACCGTTAGTTTATCCCAATTGCTTGGCGGTGACAAGTCCTACATTCGCCAAGACGGAAAAGGATTCTTTGATTCGGTGGACGACGCTTCCCGCGCGGAAGGTGGTGTGTACTATGAGCCTCGGGAATACAACCAAATCATTGGCGAATATGGTGTCAGCGTCATGGATCAAGCTGACGAGAATTGGTCGCGCACAAACAACAGAAATGTCGCGTTGCAGATGGAATATTCCGGGAAAACGCCAAAAGAAATTCGTTTGGCAACCGGATGGGAACGCGGAGCCGACGGCAAATGGCGTTATGAAATTCCAGATATCAAGATTCGAGAAGACGGCTTCCGAATGTTACGCGATCGCGAGAAGGCAATCCGTGACAAGAAAGATGATTGGGCATATTCGGACGAGGGCATAAATGCCTCGATTGAGGAGGGTAAAAGCCACGAAGCTGCCATAGATAGCGCACACGAGAGCGACGTATTGACTACAACGCTCGATAAGCTTGTCGATGCTCCGGATCTCTTCAAGGCATATCCTCAATTGCGAAAGATGACAGTCGAGTTCGGCAAACTGCCAAAAGGAACCCGTGGTTATCTTTCGCTCGGAACAATGACAATGCGTCTTGGCCTTGATGCCGGAGTCTTTGCCAATTCGACTCGCTCGACTCTTATTCACGAAATTCAGCACGCCGTTCAGGAAATCGAGGGGTTCGCGCGCGGAGCTGACCCTAAGCGCATGCCGGGCAAGGGCGACGCTCTTTTCATTGACATGCAGCGGTTGCGGGAATTGCGAGGAAGTTCTGATTGGCGAGAGTATCAGGAAGCCGCAGATGAGATGCTGCGCCAGAGTGAAGCAGAAACAAGTGATGACGCAGCGTGGAAACGTGCGACTTCCCGATTCGATGCAGCTGAAAAACTGCCCGGTGTTCAAGATGTGCGGGCCGAAGAAAAACGTCTGACGGACAAGTGGGGTGATTCGCCGGATGTTTTACAGGCAATTAATAACGCAGCTGACATCACAGATCCTGTTTTCGCAAGAATAACTGAAAGCGATCCGCATTATCGGTATCAGTCTTATGCGCGTGTTGCCGGCGAGGTTGAAGCTCGAAATGCTCAAACAAGAAAGGATATGACGCCCGAGGAGCGTGCAGAAACATTATTGCGGGACACGGAAAGCGTACCTCGAAATGAACAGATTATCACCAGTCGTGAATACCTGCAGAAAGGGCAAGAGGGAATTCGTGGCGCATTCAATCCGTCTACAAACACGATTCGCCTGACGCCGAACGCGAATCTATCAACGTTCTCGCACGAGCATGCGCACTGGTATCTGACGAACACATTGGCGCTCGGCGGTAAGGAGGGGGCGCCGCTTGAGTTGCAGTCTCAAATCAATGCGATTCTTCATGCGTTCGGGCTCAAGAGTATTAATGAATGGAATGCGCTCGGCTTTGAAGGCCAGCGTAAGTATCAAGAGCAGTTTGCTGCGTGGACGGAAATCTATCTGACGCAGGGAAAATCCCCGGTCAAAGAGCTTGAAGGCGTTTTTGCCAAGATGGCCGAATGGCTCATCGGCATGTATAAGGCCGCGCTCGGAAAGGACGCAGGTCCTGATGCGGCCGTTAGAGAAGTGAGCGACCGCTATCAAGCGCAATTTGGCGAGAAACTTCCTGAACTCTCTCCGGAAGTGCGCAAGGTTCTTGACACGATGTACGGAGCTCAGCAAAAGCGCAGCGCTTTCAAGTCGAGCAAAGCTCAAACAATGGCCGGACGACTTGTTCAGGCCCAGCGCGTGAATCAAACTAAGGTCAGCGCTCCGATTAGCGATCCACACGGACCTACGGCAGGCAATGTCGGTCAGGCTGCGCAGGGAAAGGCAGTTTCTGACCTGAACAACGGGCGAAAGGTGGATGTTTCCGAACAGGTTGGCGATACGGAAGCGAATGTGCCGGTTGTGGAGGATACGCAAAGCACGTTCGCGCGCGGCGTTTCCATCGGCGACGGAGACAATAGCCGAGTGGTTGTTCTCCAGAACCGCAACCGTTCGGACCCGAACTCCGTGGCGCAGATGAATTCCATTGCGACCGACCCGCAATATGGGCGCTTGAGCACGTCACGCACAACGCAATCGGGTGCTCCCATTGTGTCTTTTGGCCATCTTCCGGATAAAGCCTATCAGGGTAAGTCCGAGATCATTACGGAATCGAACGGCAACAAGGTGCCTGTCACCTACTATGTTGTTGAGGCCGATGATGTGATGCGCTCCAACAACTACGACGGCACGCCGAACAAGGAATGGAACAACGACAATCCTGACCAGATGCGGGCTATTGCTGGTAACGGGCGCATGGCGGGGCTTTCTGAGGCATACAATCGTGGCACGGCTGAGCAGTACCGACAGGACTTGATGGCCGATTCTGATAATCACGGTGTTTCACCTGAAACAATCAAGGGTATGAAAAAGCCTGTGCTGGTACGCTACATGCCGCCTGACCGAGTTACAACAGGCTTTGTTGAGCGCTCCAATACGTCTGACGTGCTGGTCCGGTCCTCCCTTGAAACGGCTGTACAAGATTCTCCAAAAGTCCGCAAGAATATTGGCAAGTATGAATTTGATGAGGATGGCGATCCGACGAAAGAGACGCTCGGGCAATTTCTCACGGACGTCGGCGAAGTCTCTGAGATGGGGAACCTCATTGATTCGAACGGGAATCCGACAACGGCTGCGAGGGCCCGAATTAAGGCTGCTGTGTTCTATGAAGCATACCGAGACAAACGCCTGACGGAGCTTGTTGCGGATTCTGAAGACAAACATGGAATTAAGCGAATTTTGAGCGCCATGAGCGCCTTCGCTCCCCATGTGATTCAGATTCGTGAAACAAGCTCTGGCGCGATTGATTTGGCGCCGATTATCACTGACGCAACGCATCGCATCTTACAGGCTCGAATCAACGGAGAGGGCGTGGACTTTACTGCCCAGGGCGATATGTTCTCTTCAAATCCGGCTACGGAAATGGTGACGAACTTCCTGAGCCAAAACCGCAATTCGGCAGCGGCAATGCTCCGTGTGCTGCGTCCGTTTGCCGAGCAGGTTGAGAATGCTCTTCAGGCTGCGGACAGTCCTATGTTTGCAGATTTGGCAGTCAAAACCGACCTTGCGGACGCTATGGCCCTTTTCCGAAAAGCAGAGAATCAAGAGATTCGCAATCGCTCAGGTGACTTGCTCGGGGATGCGGACGGAAAGCTTTTGCCGGAAATAGATGTTGAGGCGATGCGCTCATCGCTGGCCAACACATTAAAGGACGGCAAAAATCTAGTTGATGCAATCTCCGACGGAGTGGCTGAGACAAACCGCATGGCTACGCCCGAAGCGAAGGCTGAGGCTCAGCAGCAACATCTTATTGAGCAGCAGAATGCCCGAGAGGTTTTGTCTGAGAATTCTGAGGCTGTTCGGGCTCGTAATTTTGCGCTCGAAGATCCTAATCGCGAGTTGGTAATGACGGACGAGGCTGGCAACGATATTGTTATTAGTGCCCGGGAAGCCATGGCTCAGGCTGACGCAATCGAAAAGGGACTAAACGACGACACGGCCGGTTTGGGCATGGGCGTGGCTTGCATCATTCGCAATCAAGGAATCAGATAATCATGAGACAAGAATGCGTAGAAGCGATTTCCAAGGCAACTGGTAAACCTTTCACCAGTGAGCAGGGCGACCTGCTTATCGGTCGCTTGAAGGCAAAGATGGCGACCATGAAGCGCTCGGAAGAGTACGGTGGGCGCTGGGAGGCAATGTCTCATGATGAGCGTATTCAAGCAGCAGGTGTCGAGATTGCCAAGGATATGCGTGCTGAGGCTGAAAGACGTAAGGGTAATATATATAAGACGATTCTTTTGCAGGATAAGAATACGCGAGAATTGGCGCGCCTAGCTAAGGATGAAGATATTCACGCCTATGCCGGCGTAGCCAAGGTCTTGCAAAACACGTATGCCTACGCTCAGGGCGTCCGAAATGAATTCCTAACGGGCATGTTAGACACAATGTCAGGGATTCGCACCAAGTGGCTCGGCTTTGTTGAGAATAAGCAGGACGTTATTGACTTTGTCAAAGAGGCTTTCGGTGAGGATTCGGGGAATCAGGCTGCAAAGCAAGCGTGGAAGGCATGGAGCGACACGGCTGAAAAGATGCGACAGCGTGCCGTTCGTGCCGGCGCTGAAATCGGCAAGCTTGACTACGGCTACATTCCTCAGTCACACGATTGGTTGAAAGTGCGCAAAGCCGGTATCGAGGAATGGGTCAATGATGTGTTGCCCAGGCTTGATAAATCTCGCTATCTCGATGAGTACGGCAATCAGATGACGGATGCCGACATTGCCAAACAAGTTCTTGAGCCTGCCTGGCGCGACATCGTTACGTCCGGGAACCCCGTAGATAACATCTTTGAGATTAAGAAGCGTGTTGAGAATCATGCTAACGGTCACGCCGAGGGAGGAAGTCGCTCATCTGAGCACCGAGTCTTGCACTTTAAGGACGCCGATTCCTTTATGACTTATGAGAATAAGTATGGGCGCGGCTCGCTGACGTCTTCATTGATTGGGCACGTTTCCAAGATGAGCAACGATATTGCCATTATGGAAACTCTCGGACCGCAGCCTGGTGCCACATTCCGCATGATGAAGCCCATTGCCGAGTCCGAGGCTTTGAATGCCAGAATTAGCGAGAGCCAGTGGAAACTGCTCACAGGTTATAGCGACGCTATGGGTTTGTCGAGGGTGAGCATCGATGCCATGTATGACACTCTGATTGGCAAGACCTCATACGCTGCTCCGAACAGAGAGGGCGTGGCTCGCTTTATGAGCGGATTCCGAAACATAGAAGTTGCCGGAAGACTCGGTAAGGCATTTATTTCCTCCTTATCGGATATTCCTACATACTTTATTACAACAGGCTTTAATCGCTTGCCATTCTTTCAATCCGCGGAGTTTCTTGCCAAAGCCTATGGGAAGGATTGGAAGGATTACGCGAACCGTATTGGGTTCATTTCCGATTCGATTGCTGCCGACTTTAGCCGTTGGGCGAATGACAACATTGGGCAGGGCTGGACGTCAAAACTCGCTAACGCCACAATGAAGGTTTCTTTCCTGACAGCTTACACGGATGCCGTGCGACGGGCCTTCAGTTTGAACATGATGGCAGGCCTTGGAAAGATGATTAAGAAGTCTTGGGGCGAATTGGATGATTTTGATCGAGCGAGACTGACTGACGGAGGAATTACCGAGACGGATTGGAATCTGATGCGTCTTGCCGGGACGGAAACCTATAAGGGAATTGAATTCCTTTCAATGGAAAAGATGAAGAATCTGGGCAAGGTTGAGGGTGTGGCTGATTCGGACGTGCTCAATCTGCCGTCAAAGGTTATCGGATTCGTTGTCAAAGAATCAGAAATGGCCTCAATGAATCCTGACCTCGTTACTCGGGCAGAAACTACCCGTGGAACGCAGAAAGGGACAATCGGTGGCGAAGTGGCGCGCAGCCTGTTCCTGTTCAAGAGCTTCCCTCTGGCGATGATGGAAAAGCATTGGCGTCGGGCGATGTTCCTGCAACAGCATGCCGGGAACGCACAAATGGGGCTGTATCTCGCCGAGATGGCAATTTGGACAACAGTCTTCGGCGCTATTTCTCTGCAGGTGCAAAATGCTCTGAACGGCAAGGATTTACAGGACGTCAGCGATTCTCAGTTTTGGCTCGGCGCAATGGCCAAAGGCGGCGGACTCGGCTTTCTGGGTGATTATCTTGCCTACGGTATCGGAGAGGATTCTATGTACGGCTCCATGTCGGGCGCAGCCAACATTCTCGGTCCGGTTGCCGGCTCCATCATTGGAGCAAGTGATGTGTTGCTCAGCACGACAAAGAATGCCATCTACGACAAGAAAACCAAGCCCGGCGCTAAAGCAACGCGCTTATTGCGTCAGCATATGCCGTTTGTAAATACGTGGTACGCTGCAACGGCAATCGACCGCTGGGTAATGGACGATTTACAAGAGATTTTGTCGCCTGGTTACAACCGTGCCAAGATGTCTCGGCAAAAACGAGGCACCGGACAGGGCTATTGGTGGGAGCCCGGCGAGGCTTTGCCCGAGCGCGGCATCGAAATGGCGGACAAACCGAAGAAATAAGAGAAATTATCCAACTCTCCACTGCCCCCTGTTTTGGGGGCATTTTCGTGTGGACCAGAGCATGGACCAAGGTAATAAATTGGAACAAATGCTTTTAAATCAATGGCAATAGTCGGACACCGCTTCCGCCA